CTACGGCGACCTTCTCACTGACTCGAACTTCAACCGCGCTACCGAGATGGGTGACGAGGTTGTTCGAAGTGGTGAGGTTGGTCAGATTGCCGGTATGCGCGTTGTTGTGGACAACACCCACGACATTGCTGACGGTAACGGTGCGTTCGTTATCGACAGTGCCCGCTACGGCTACGAACTGACCCGTACTCCTGTCAGCACGAACGAGTACGAAGACCCCGAGCGGCAGGCTGACATTATGCAAATCTTCACCCGCAAGGCGTGGAAGGCTATCTTCAACGAGGCGGCTGTGAAGGTAGACGCATAAAGGTTTCTACACTTTACGTAGTATAGATTACTACTCGACACTCTACAACATATTGGCTTATGGCATACAGTCCACGATACGTTTCTGTTCACGATATTCCCGTGCAGATTCCTGACGATTACACGAATAAGGAGAAGGAAGATGCGCTTGAGTATGCAGAAGCGTCACTCGAACTTGATTTGAATAACGGCGAAGTTATTCCTGTCAAAGAACGAATGGTGATTATGGAGTCTGCGATTAAACAACTCGCGACGTGCCATCTTGCAAAGAGTGCCGAAGACCCTGACGATGTGACACTTGGAGATATTGAAGACTCCGGTGACACGAAAATTTCATACGCTGACTCGTTCTGTGACCAGTACGATGAAACGATTGACAGAATAATTAATTCTGGCATTCTCGAAAAGGATGGTGGTGGGGAGTCTAATTCCCCGTACACATACACGACTGGATACCCTGAATGACAAATTTTCAAGCAGACTTTGAGGATACAAAAAACTTCGAATACAGTTTTCGGAGGCTCAAAATTAAGTCTGTTGTTGAGCGTGAGTTTCGAGAATCACTCGAACAAGAATTTATCACGCTAATTACTGAAAAAGTAAAACAAAAAGGTCTTGTTGGAAAGTTTCCCGATGAGGGAGATGGACCCGCGCTTTCAAGTAGGCGTGCGTGGGAAGTTCAACGGAACGGTCCAATGAATTACACGATTAAGACAGACCCAATGGTTGGACCACGCGCATTCTGGCTTGAGTATGGCACTGGCCCTACAATAGAGCCTAAAGGAGATGGGCCGCTGCGTTTCAGAACAGCAGTCCCTATTCCAGAAGAAGGTGCGCAAGTCGGTGATTATATTTACCGCTCCTTTGTGAACGGCGTTCGTGAATACAGATTCTTCCGAGAGGCTGTTCAAGAGTTTGACAATATTGTTGTCGATATTGTTGAAGAGCGTCTCGCTGAAGAAGTTAGCGACCACATTCGAAACCAGTTATCAATTACATAATGGCGACACCATCAGAAATACTCGAAGAAATAAAAGAAGAATTAGAAAACTCTCCGGAACTTCCGGAGAGTGCTTCATATATTCTTCAAGAGTATGATGCTGGTGGAATTGAGGCTAACGTTTCGCTACCCGTCATTCAACTTCAAACAATTTCGGCGCTTTCGTTAAATAACTTTAACACCGATTTTGTTGGATATAGACGAGATAAAGACGGCAACGAAATTGGTCGAGTGTATCATTCAGAATACACACTCACAATTCAGTTAGATATTCTGACAGTAGACAATCGTACAAACGAAGATGAAGATATTTCGTCTTTGGTAAAAGCAGTTCGCGCTGCATTGTACAAGTTTGACTCTGCTGGTCCTGCACAAACTCTCGATGATTCAGTTTGGAAGTTCCAACTTGATGAAGGAGAGCGTGCAGACAATTTACAGTCTACACCTACTGTTCGACGGTGGGTGCAAGACATTGATTGCTGGTCGTATGAAGAATTCGACACACAAGAAGATTACATCGTGGATGTTACATTCCCCGATAATGAACTCGTCACATAACCCGATGTGTGGAGATTTGTCGAGTAGTAAACAAAATTAATTTACAAGTGATAAAATAATGACAGTATACGGAGGATTCCCCGGCGTAAAGGTACAGACAGTCGGTGGAGGAATTACTGCAATTGAGATTGGCTCCGAGGAGAAGATTGTACTCTTTGGCCGAGGAGAAGGAGGCAGTGCGTCTGTCAATAGTCCTACACAAATTCAGGCTCGCCGTGAAGCAGATGATGCTTTTGGTGAGGATTCTGAACTTTCGACAGCGATGAAACTCGCTCTCGCGAATGGTGCGAATATTTCGTACCTGTACGGTGTTCAAGCAGAGATGCTTGGCGCTGGTTGGCCTATTGACACAGTAGAAGATACATCGACAGAAACGTACTCTGGTTCGGCTGCCGATGTTCTTCAAAACTTTCCAATTGTAGAAGAGGATGGATACCTCGTTGTCGAAGACACGATTGATGGAGTAGAGATGTCCATCAACTTTGTCTATGAAGACACGGTTCCTGCACCCACAGAAGAAAACTCGATTAATATCAACCCCATTACAGGAGAATGGGCTGCGGATTCGTCAAGTGACTATGACTTCTACTACAACTACCTTGATTGGGCTGCGGCATTTAACGCAGCCGATAACGTAGTTAATGAAGACGAGACTGGTCTATATGTTGCACTGAGCGAAGCGGAGACAGTTGCGGCAACACTCTCTGGCAAGGTTACGGAACTTCGCGGAGAGTATCAGTTGGTTAACGGGATTGCTGCGGCGCAACCCAACGCGACTAAGGTAATCGACCCCGGTGAGGAGACTGAGCGTTCCTATGCCGGATTCGAGACTGGCTCGTATGAGGATAGCATTGACGACGATGCACAGTTCCTCGCCGCACCAGTTCGACTTGAGCGTTCTGAAAAGACTGCTCTTGGCTCAATTGCTGGACTCTTTGGTGGGTCTGACATTACTGAGCCGATTTACAACGATACCATCAATATTGGTGGTGGCGACCTTGAGGAGCAGTTTAACCGAACTGACGCGCAGAATATGCGTGGAAATGAGGTTATTCCGCTTCGTCAGGCTGGCTCGGTTCGTGTGAAGGGCAACCTTTCGACGAGTACCGAGACTGACTGGGAGCGTGACTTCTGGCGTCGTCGTATCGTTGACCGCGTTATCTTGATTGGTAAGGCCATTGGTGATGCGATTATTGGTCGTATTAACGACGAGCAGACTCGAACCGATGCGCAGCGTGCCATTGAGTTTGAACTTCAGTCGTTGGCTGACGACCGACTCATTAAGGACAACACTGGTGATGAGCAAAACTTCTTTGTCGAGGTCTACGAATCTGCGACAGACCCCGATGAGGTGAAGATCGACGTTGGAGTGACGCCGCAGGGCATCGTGAAGCGCGTCGATGAGACAATCACCATTAACACATAAGGTGACATAAATGGGACAAAATCAAGAAGAAATTGGCAACGACGTATCGCTTTCGGTTGGTTCTGGACGAACAACCTACCCTGTGACAAGTGTCTCCTATTCTGAGGAGCCGCAGACAGACTCGACGCAGTTTAACACTTCCCTGACGATGAATATCGTTCAGACTGGTGTAGAGTACTCTGGCTCCTTCGAACACGATGGTGCGAACACGGAACTTCGGGATGAGTTTTTCGGTGAGCAGACAAGCCCTCGTTCCAGCACAGTAAAGAAGGTTGACCAACTTGTATTTGAGGATTCGCAATCTGTGTACACCTTTAGTGGTGTCGTTGTGGGTTCTCGTTCGAAGGACTTCCCTGCTGACGGGCGTACTTCGGTGACATACGATTTCACGGCAGAGGAAATGTATGTCGATGCTGCGTAAATCCGAGTAGAAGGTTAACTACTCTTACGACCTGAACGCTGGCTTCCCAGTTCTCTTTTTGCCCAATCCTCTTTCGGGCAACCAGCAAGTAATGTCACGTTAATAACCGCATACCATAACAAATTACTACAACTATGCAACAAGAAGACGCAATTGACTTTTACAAGCGAGTAACGCAAGGTACAAAGCAGAAGAAGATTATTACTCTTGAAGACCAGAGCGGCGCGTCTCTTCCGAATGTAGAGATGCACCCTGTTGACAAGAAGACGCTCGCGTCAGTAATTCAGAAACTCCCTGACGCGATGTTCGACGCTGTTGATGAGGCCGACGATGCTGAGGAGGCCGAGGAAACAATTGAGAATAGTGAGAGCCTTTCGATGAATGCTGTCACTGAAGAAACTGTTGAAGCCTTCGAGGATTTGTGTAAGCAGTCTCTTCAACACCCTGACCTCGCGCAACCGCAAATGAAGGGTATTATCAATAATCTCAACTTTGAGATGCTTTTCAGTATCGGTACTGAGATTATCGATATGTCTGCGGAGAGCGACGGTGCCGTACAGGATTTTCACGTACAGGGTTAGGTCAGCAAACCTTCTACGCTCTTGAGAACGGACACACGTTCTCCGTAGAAGAGCAATATCTCGATGACTCTGGCGACATTCAGACGAGAAAACGCGAGGCGTTTATTGACGAACTGACAGATGCTCAGATGAGGTTTATCTTCCACGCCAAAGAGCAGCGTAAGGAAATGCGTAACGAAAACTCGGGAGTTAACAAACTAAATAGCGGATTATAATATATGGCTAAAGGACTTGACGTTGTAATTAATGGTGTCGAAACCGTCTCCGAGAAGATGGACGACATCGAAAGTTCTGTCAGGAGTGCTAATCAGGCTCTTGGCAGCCTTTCGAGAGAACTGAAAGATGCATCTGTTTCGAGTGAAGTTCTCGAATCGTCGTCTGACAGTTTGGCGAGGTCGGCAACCAAAGTTAATGCAAGCACACGAGGAGCGGCGAGTGCAGTTGACGAATTAGGAGATGATTCGAGGCAGGCTGCTGCTGAAGTAGGTGTCCTCGGTACGGTAATGGACAAGACTGCGATTAGTGCTGGTGCGCTGTCTATTAATGTTGGCGCATTTACTGTTGCACTTCGGCAACTCCACACGCAGATTCCACTCATTGTCACGACACTCGGTTCACTTATTTCTGTTCTTGGAGGTGTGAGTGCTGCGGCAATTGCTGCTGGTGGTGGTATCTCTGCAATCTTTGCCGGAGGAGCCATCGGCCTAATGGAGCGAGTTGAGGATCAATTTAGTGATGTTAACTCTTCTGCTGAAGCATTACAAAAAATTATGCGCGGAATGGGTAATATGTTCAGAGAGGCACTCGACCCTCTTGTAAATGTCGAAAATACTGACCTCTTTATTTCGTTTCTCGAAGATATTGCAGTTTTCGCAAACCGTTCGGCGCAAGCAATTGACGCTTCACGCGATTCGATACTTCAATTCTTTGATGTAATCGCGCAAGGTGGTGACTTTAATGCGTTTGCAGGTTCTCTACAAAATGTTTTAGAATTTGAACCCGGTGGTGAGTTTGATTCTGCTGGTGAGGTACTGGCAAGATTCATCGGCTATCTCGTTGAGGAACTGCCTGACGCAATAGACTTCTTTAATCGCGTAACTGTCAGTATGGCGGGGCCGATTCAAGAAGTGATGGAAGCATTTAAGTTGCTCACTGTAGAACTTGTCACGTTTGCTGAAGGAGCAGCACCCGGATTTATTAGTGCAATTGGTACTGTCCTCGGATATTTCACCTCGTTTTTCGATATGATAAATGACGTAGACGAGGCACTTCTTTCATCTACCGTAAAGACTATTGCATTTACTGCGATTCTTTTACGTCTCGCTAAAGCGTTTGACGTTGTTGCGCTCATTGGAATTAAGTTTTCAGGATTAATTAAAACACTAACTGCTGATTTAGGGAACTTTTCTGCGACAGTTGCGCGAATCGCAACAGCCGGGCAAGGATTCTTAGATGAATACGCGGAGGGTGTTCTTAAACTTAGTCGAGGATTGGTTTCGCAAATACCAGTTTTAAACAAGTTACAAACTAAAACTGGAAATATTTATGACGATAGTGGCGACCTCAAAGACTTTGATGTTCGTTTAACTTCTGTCAAAGAAAGTGTAGACAAAGCCATATCTTCTGTAAAGAATTTTGGTTCGAGGCTACAATCCTTTGGTGAAGGAACAGAGTTAGCAAAACAACTCCAAGATCAACCTGATTTATTTGTTGATATTAAGGGTCGTGCGCAAACTACAGAAGGATTTGCTCCACAGCCAGATGTTCTAAAACCCGGTCGGGTTGGTAAATCCGCAGGAAAAATTAAGAAACGCATTGGAAGCATGACCGATAGTGTCAGGAAAAGTCTTGGTAAACTTCGAGACACTAATGCTATTAGAGCGGGCCTTTCAAGCATGGCCGATACTGCTTTAGGCGCAGGGAAACAAATGGCGCAAGGATTTGGTAACATTGCGCTCGGTGGATTACAGACATTTACTGGAGGGATGGTAAGTCTCCTTCACCCCGGATTAATGCGTTCTAAGGCTCTAAGTGAAGTATTTACTGAGGGCCTTGGACGCATGGAGAAGGGTCTAAATCAACTCGGCCTTGGCGTTATTCCGCGTGTGGTAAAGGCTATTGCGACGAAGATTGGCGCACTTTACTCATCTGTCGCGGCTTTTGCTTCAGCACAAATTGCTGCAATTAAGTTCGCGTTTGCACAAGGTGGCGTTGTCGCTGGATTGAAGCAAACTGCCAGAAGCGCCGCTTCTGCGGTAGTTGGATTAGCGACGTATGTTGTAAGTGCATTGGCTGGTGCTGCTGCTTCACTAACACTTAATGCCGCTCTCGGGGGATTACCGCTACTTATCGGAGCAGTTGTCGCTGGAGCCGCACTGCTTGTTGGCGCAATCGGGAACGCTGACGGAATCGCTTCTTCCGCAAAAAGTTCTTTCGAAGGATTAAAGAACTTTGCTATTGCATTAGGAGACGCACTTCTTGGATTACTCGTCCCCGCATTCAATCTAATTGTAGATATTGTTTCAGCGATACTTTCGCCAATATTTGCAATTGTTGACGGATTCATGCTTATTGTTGATTCAATATCATCTGCGGCTTCGCAAGGAGAAGAAGGTGCCGGGATAATGCAATCCTTCGGAGCAGTAATGGATGTTCTCGGAGGTATACTATCTGCGCTTAGTCCTGTTTTCAGAGTAATCGGGGATGTTATTTACGCAGGAATTATCGCGCCATTTAAGGTAGCAGCGGCAATTATTGGAACTGTAATCAGCGTAATTGTTGAGTTAATTAGTATTCTTCGCCGACTGGCTGAAGAGAGCGGCCTTATTGACGCAATCACAGAACTCGTGAAAAGTGTCAAGAATCAAATAACCGGATTTGTTGAAGCACTTGTTGATGTAATTAATAGTGCAATTAATCAAGCAAATAAGATTCCCGGTGTGAATATTGGAGAAGTTGGAGGTGCTGGTGGTGCTTCCTCAAAAGGTAGCGGCTTTAAAATATCAGAATCTGACGTTCGAGAAAATCTTGCGCGAGATTCGGAAGACGCTGGCTCTGACCAAGCGCAAACTACGTCGCCAGAATTCAATCTTGAAACAAATGTACAGAATACAGCAAACGTCGACGCCGAATCTGACGAAAGTGAAGACCGTATTGCAACACTCGTCGAACGTGCGATGAAAGACGCGAACACATATCGAAGAAATTCATTGGGGACACAATAAATGGGATTAGACTTTAACGACAATTACGTTGACGACAGAGGTCCCGTAATTTTCCAAGGAATTAGTGAAGAAACAATTGGCTTTAAACCGAGTAAGTCTGCATTTGAACTAATTCGCGACTTGGAAGACGGCGGAGCACGTGTAATTGGAAGTAGTGATTACACAATCACATTTGTGTATGACCAGCCGAATGTGTCTGTTTCGACGACAAATAGATTTGTGGAACACGAAACTGTTGATGGACCAATAATTCGACAAAAAGTCGGTCGTGGTAAAAAGAATATCACCATTGAAGGAGTTTGCACGACTGCTGAAGCAATATTACTCGACAATTTTGTAAACGAAGACGAAATATACGTGGATAGCCATCGGTATGAAGGAGATGTTAGTATTCAAGGAATCTCAACAAGCCCATTAGAAGATGGCGGTGCGATGAACCTTGATGGAAAATACACACACGACTTTGGTCTTGAACTAACTGAGATAGAACAATGAGTGCTATATCTGACGAGGGTATTTACTATCAATCTCTTGAAGTAAATATCGAGGTCACGAAAGAAGAAAGTGGTCTAACTGAGTATTGGATTGCGAAAGACCTCACTGTTCGCCGAAAACGATTTCAAGAAGCAGACGGATTAGAGATGACAGCAATCCCCGACCCTGACGAAAATCCCGGCGCTATCTTAGAACCCGGCGATGAGATAACGGTTGATGTAGGTCCAAAAACGTCTGTAGCAGGAGACGGTGACAGAAATATGTCAAATGAAGACAACACTCTTGCAAAAATATTTACAGGAATTATTTCTAGTGCAAGAAATTCTGGTGACCTTACGTGGAAAGCATTTGCATTCACGTACCAGTTAGACATTGTTCGAACCGCCATTGACTACTCTGCTGATGAAGAAACAGATGTTGGGACAATTGTCGAAGAAGTATTCGAAGAAGTTAAATCAGTCAATGAGACTGATATGGAATACAATGTTGACGTTTCAGAGAATGCGACAGTAGATTATGGAGACACACGATTTATTTCAACAGGACCCGTCTCAAACCGTGGTTCAAACTTAGTTCGACGACTAAAACCATATACAGACACACTCGCAATAGAAATAATCAAAGATTTAGAGAAGACAAATAATGCAGTATTTTGGGTTGATTCGAACAATGTACTACAATTTGGTCCAACAAAGACCGCTAATCATAAATTAGCGTGGATTCTCGAAACAGATGCTGGATTAAAGACACCACCATATAAAAGTGTTCGCGTAATTGGCGACGATGTGGGTACAGAATCAGCGAAGGGTGGATGGAAGGCTGCGACACTAATGCCTGACCCAAAAAGTATGACTTCTACTGCGGCGAGTGTTGTAAATGTTGAAGGAAAATCTGTTGCGAAGTTTGGCGAATTGCGTGAGCCGACGTTTACGTATGAAGATGCGTCAATTCGTACAAAGGCTGAAGCAGAAAATCTTGCACAAAGCATTCTCGCAGACTTGCAAAATCAATCTGGTGAAGGTACAATTGTGATTCCCGGTAGACCAATGATAGACTTGTTTGATGTCGTAGAAATGCCGGACTCGTTTGGCGTTACAAGCAGCGGCGAACAAGTTGAACCAGCACAATATCTCGTCGAAACAGTTACACATCGAATAAATCCAAGCGACGGATTCATCACTGAAATAACTGTTGACGGATTGATGAATAGATACAATGGAGACAAATATTACAAATATGTGGGTTCCGGCCCTCGTGGACTTCCACAAGTTGAACTTGTACAAAGAGACGATAGTCTAGAACAAGGAGCAGAACTTGGAGGAGTTGCTGCGGTGACAGGCAGAGTTAGATAATGTTTGAAAACACACAAGACTCGTATGTCGATGAGAAGATTAATAAGAAAATGTCGCAACCGAAAATTGCTATCGTCAAAAAGGTTGTCGAACATAGCGCAGAAGACGACTTCTCTAATTTTGAGTGTGACGTTATTACTGCTGGTGACAGACAGCAATTGCGAGACGTTGCTGTAATGACTCCCGGTACTGGAATGATTGAAGTTCCACGAGTTGACGATACAGTTCTCGTGTCAAAAATTGACGGTCGTGGAGAGCGCCACGTAATTATCGGAACGCTTCACACTCGTTCAAGTCGCGCACCACTTGGAAAAGAAGGAATGGTTCGCTACAAGAAAGGCAACTTGTATCTCGAAATGGATGGCGAGGGTGAATGGATTCGTCTCTCGCACAAAAATAATGACGACGATGCGACGGGTGATGCCAATGCTGTAGTAGAGATTGATGATAGTGGAAGTGACCCTATAATCAATATTAGTGGTAAAACAGTCAACATTGAATCAGATAGCGCTATTGTGAATAGCCAATCTGTGAAGTTAGGTGACAGTTCTGGAACATTTGAAGGAGTAGCACGAGAAGGAGACACGGTTGAAGTAGACGACCCAGATTCAGGAACCATAAGCGGCGTCATCACTTCTGGTAGTTCAAACGTCAAATCCACATAACCGAAAGATTTATAAGTATGCACGACTATAATACAATAAGGAGAGATGGAAAAGGAGTGAGAGCGGTTTTCAGGGAGGAATTTAATATATGGTAGAGTACAGTAGTCCCTCATTGGATACAGACTTTGACTTAGTGGTTACACAAGATGGGGACATTAAGACAACACTTGAGGAACCGTCACCCTCTGCTGAGTTGGAGAAAGACTTAGCATATGTAACAGCCAATGCATTAGACGAGCAGGTGGGTCAACCAATTGACCGAGTAACCCGTGCAGCATTTGAACAAGTTGTGCGCGATGTTGTGACTGAAGACCCGCGTGTCCAAAGTATCGTTTCATTTGATATTGAACAACTCACAGAATCAGACGGCTATAAGATTGATATGTCCATTAGACAATCGTCTGCATTAGTGGAAAACATTATATTCACAGTATGACAGCATTTGACCCACGAACCACGAGTGAAATATTTGAATCACTCAAACAACGATTACAGAATCGGATACCGGAGTTAACGAACTTCATTGAAACATCGTTTAATTACGTATTCACCAATTCGTTCTCCGAGCAACAACACGAAGTTGAAACAGCGGCCCTTGCGACGCAACTTTCAGGATGGGTTGATTACACTGGTAAAACAATCACCGATGACGACTTGCGTGAACTCGGCGTCGATGGCGCGAATGCTGCTGAGATTAACCAATACATGGATTCTGCGCACCTCGACGAGTTTGCGAAAGGCTTTGGGGTGACGCGAGACGAGGGTACGCAAGCAACTGGTATATTAAATGTAACGACACTACAGACAGTCACCATTCCAGAAGGCGTCGAGTTTGGAACACAACCTGACGAAAACGGAAACTTCGTATCATTTGAGACGACGACGAGTGAGACAATTTCTGGTGCGCAAGACGATTACCCTGTCGAGATACAAGCCGTGGATGTGGGAAGTGCCGGAAATGTTGCGTCAAATACTGTCACCTATATGCCAAATCCGCCGGTCGGTGTCGATTCAGTAACAAACCTTAATCCAATTTCTGGCGGAATTGACGAACAATCTGACGAGTCACTTCGCGACGATGTAAAGAGTGCAGTCGTCGAATCAGCAGAGGGCGGAACTGTTGACGGAGTTGAAGGATATATCGAAAATAATACTGACGCAATTTCAGCGCTTGTGCAGGAAAAATACGAGGGTGACGAAGAACACGGCGATTACGCACACGCTGACGTAATTGTATTCGGTGGAGAAGAGCAGAATGTACTCGACGCAATTGATTTTGCTCACCCGAGTGGCTCTGAACACATTCTCGTAAGGCCTGACATTATCACATATGATGTAGAAATTGAAGCAGTTGATGAGGGATTCGATACAGCAATCATCGAACAAGCGGTCGAGGAATACTTAGATGGGCGCGGATTGGGGGACAAAGTATACAAAAGCAAAATTATTCAAGAAGCGCTGAATGCTGATGCTGATATTGAAAACCTTTCGCGAGTTGAGATTAAGATTATCGACGAGCAACAAGTTGCTGACGGAGAAATTATCGACAACTTCGACGACGGCGACCTTGCGCCACAAGACAGCGACTGGGGTAATTGGAGCGGCGATACGGGAAGCGTTTCTGTACAACAATCGACAGTTATTGACGGAACACACTCGCTTGATATGTCGGCAACTGGCGCAACTGTAGCACTCTCGTCGCAGCGCAGCGCTTCGGTAAGCCCGACAATTTTCGAAACGTCGATTCAAGTGCCAACACTTACCGGAGATATAAGCGATTCGTTTACCGTACAACTTCTTGACGGAGCAACGTCACTTGGGTCAATCGAGGTGATTGGTAACGGAAACATACATTGGCTCAATGGTTCAGGTAATCCTGTCGCGACATTTTCCGCAGGAGATGTACTTCGACCAACACTTGAGTTTAACTTTGCGGCAGACGAGGTTACGGTATACGCCGCTGGTTCTTCAGAAACCTTTGCGCTCGAAAATTCAGCAAGCGGATTCGATACGGTAACATTGCAGAATGCGGCGACTAATGCATACGAGGTATATGTAGATAGTCTTCATTCACACAATACACTAACCTATACACTCAACAAGGATGAAGAGGATGATGACCTCTCAGGTGAGTCAATCACTGATGTAACTGGTACACTATACACATCTGATGGACACACATTTGTCGAGGATACAGACTTCCAAGAGTATAATACTGCTTCTGGCGACACAAGCCTCCCACACGATTCCATCAATTGGATTACGGCTGGCGACAAACCAGACCCTGAGTCGATATTCTTCGTCGATTACTACATTGAAGACGATATTGACGTAGAATTGACAGAAGTTGCACAATTAAATGAAGTTACGGTCACCACTCCATAAATGTCAAAATTTCGCGACATAATTGAGTATTTTCCGCCAATTACGCCTCGTGAAAGCGATAGCGTCATTGTCAGATTTCTCGATGCATTCTCGACAGAAGCAGAAGACTTTGGCGATGACCTTGACGAGATTCGTGAAAGTCACTATGTCGATGTAGCAAGTGGCGACGCGCTCGACAGAATTGGTGCACAATACGGCCCGCTTGGGAGGCGTGCTGGTCGTGACGATAGCGCATATCGCACCTACCTCAAATCACTTGTGCAAGTGTTCCAATATCGTGGAACGGTTCCCGGTATTATTGCAGCAACAAGTGCTGGTCTTGGAATTCGCGAACGGTACGTCGATGTATATGAGCACTTCAATGACCCTGAGTCTGAAATTGCGACACCGAAGGAACGTCGCGAGTATACAATTACGCTCAGTGAGTGGACTCCGCACAGGGTATCTACTATTGAACAACTCGCGAATCTTTCTGATGCATCAACGTCAGACTTACGAAAGATACGCTACGATACAGGCGTTGAAGAAGTTGGTGTTGCTGACTCAATTTCTGTTGTTGCTTCAGAAATTATCGAAGAAATTGTTGCTGCTGATGACCTCACAGCAATTGACACAAACAAACTACAACTTGTGGAAGTTCTCGCCGCTTCTGAAAGTGTTGTGACGACTGAAGGCGACCCAAATGACTCTACGTGGCAACAAGACGATTGGGGCTTTGCGCAGTGGTCGCAATTCGTGGAACTTGTCGAAACATTTGTAGAGCAGCAAGGAATTGACGATACAACGACGCTTGACACGAATAATCCGACAACTACTGAAACTAATGGCGTTGCTGATACAACAGTCGCGAATGTTTCAGTAAATGACATAACATGGGAAAAAGACTCGTGGAATACAATGCAATGGACAGCACAGAATTAATCGAAAGATTTAAATACTATAAGAGATAACATACACACAAACTACTCATTACGATGAATACATTTAATACAAATGGCGGTCTTGGAATTGAAGGCGTTGTTGAGACGAAGGTACACGATATTTCGGAACTTCAACGTGCATATCCTGATTGGGACACAATGACCCAAAAAGAGAAGATGGAAGCAACGCGACACGTTGAACCAACAGACGACGACTTCTCGTACAATATTACGACTGATGGGATGCACGAATACTTTGTGGACAATCTCGACCCATCTAACACAAATCCCGAGGCGAATATTTCTGCATCGCACCTCGCGCTTGGAACAGATGGTGCAAGCGGTACTGCGGAAACTGACACAGATTTGAACAATCGTGTCTTCTCACTTGAGGTTACGTCTCACGGGGATGCAGGCGACGAACTGCTTTGTTCAACATTCCTTGGTTCAAGTGAGGCAAACGGAGAAACGCTCGACGAACTTGGCCTGTTTACAGGCGACCCGGCGAATCTGGCAAATGACGACGTGTTTATGCTTAATCACAGTACATTTGCCGGAGTGACGAAGGACAATTCGAAGACTATCACATTCGATGTAACCTTGCAATTTTCGGACACATAGAGTCTATAAATAGTGATTAGTAATGAAAGATTGTCCAACTTGTGGTAAAACGTGTGCCTCCGAAAAAGGTATGAAACAACACCATACCCGTAGCCACGGCGAATCTCTAAATATGATAGATATTTCGTGTGATAATTGTGGCAAGACGTTCACAAAGAATAAGCACGAAGTGAACCAAGTAAACAATTCTTTCTGTTCTTATGAGTGTGAATCTAATTGGCGGAGTGAAAAATACTCTGGCTGCACACATCCTAACGCAAAGAACAAGGTGATGCTCGAATGTGAGTATTGCGGTTATGATTTTGACGTACATCAATATAGAGCAGATGACGCACGGTTCTGCTCGCAAGAGTGTTACGGTAAGTACAAAACTAAAACTGGAACGACTGAAATATTGTGTGAATGGTGCGAATCTACATTCAGAGAACATAACTGTAAAGTAAATAGAGGATACTACCACTTTTGCTCAAAGAAGTGTTATGGTAAGTGGTCTTCTGTAAACAAGACTGGGCAAAACCATCCAAATTGGACTGGTGGAGCAAACCTTTACGAAGCGATTAGAGAGAACTTATCTGACGAATCGTGGTCAAATATTGCAGAACTAAATAGAGAGAACTCGTGCTATAAGTGTGGCGAGCGTAGTGAAATGTTGCACGAGCATCATATAATTCCAGTAATGTATGGTGGAGTA